AATCCTTAAATAGCGTGGTGCATAGTTACAAAAATAGGGAGACAAGGTTGAACCCTGCTCCCTAAGAATTACTTAGTTAAGTTTGCAATCTCTCGATTAAGATACCATTGAGCCTTAAGTAAGTCTTCCTTGCGATTACCCTTGTGTTCTGCACGAGTAATATACTTCACGACGTTACCCAAGTTATACGCTAACTTCTTCGCCTCAATGAAATCAATCGTCTCAATGCCACCTACCTTGTAATGCGCTGGGTGATTGATAGCATCGCTGATGGATGTATTAGAAGTGAACAACTCCATCATACGTAGCGGTGGACGCATCTTCCCACGACCCCGTGAAATGTTATGCACCATATACTGCATATCCGCTTTAGCGTTCCTTTCTTTAATTTCTACATCAATCTTCTTAGGGCGACCCATCTTCTTTGGTTTAGTAGTTTTCTTACGAGCTTTACTCATAGCGTTATAGACTGTTGCAATAGGAATCCCTGTCTGTGTTGCGACTTCCTTAGCGGACATATTAGGATTCTCTGCTACCATCTTACGCACTTGTGCTGATTTACTTTCTGAGTGTTTCATTTACTTCTCCTTTTTGGTTGAACTACGTTTTACTGCGGTTATCCCATGTTCGGGTTCTTCTTCCATCATGGCTTTCGCCAACTTAGTCGATAAGCTAGGAATCTCTTCAACGGTGTAATCACCATTCATTAGAAACCCAACCATCGCAAGTCCTTTATATACCTTGAAAAGGTATTCGTTATCTTCTTCATTCATGATAGTATTTCCTCATAGTGGTCTCAAACTGTTCCAGATTCTCTTCGTTAACAATTACTGAGATACCACCTGATGCCTCAATCTCTGCTAAGTTTTTCAACTGCAACGCAGTAGGCTTACCCTTACCTGCCTTGCACTCAACACCAATGAATCTTCCTTTCAAACATACTAAGAAATCAGGAACTCCACTAACACCGTAACCGCCTGTCGCTGGCATAGCATAGTAAACACCCATGCTCTTGAATAAACGCTTAACTTTATCTTTTACTTTTCCTTCAGGTGTCAAAGACATACTCTTCTCCTATCTATCGTTTCACCCTTCAGTGAAAGCAAATCTTGGTGTGGCAGTATGATGCAAAAATAAGAATCACTTGCTCGCCAACCAATCTCATCAAAGTCAGGGTTAGGCACGTCAGCGTTGTATATCTGCATCTTTGCAATAGCCTTGTCTGATTGTGTTTGATGTGGCGATGCCAATATCATTGTGAGCTTAGACTTGATACAGTCAGGTAGCGTATCTTCCTTGTAGTGTCGGACATGATTATCTCCAACGAACACATGGTAAGTGTCGCCTTCTCTCATAACAGGCACTCGTGTCAGATTCCAATTAGTGCGATGGACAATAGGTGCTAGGTCTGTGAACATGGTATTAGCATCCAAGTGAGAAAGAAGTGGGTTGGGAAGTTACGACAGGCAGTAAGCACTTCAATGTCTTTCCAGTAATTACTTTCCTTGGGGATGAAACCGCCGAACACATCGTCACCATGAAACTTGCCCTCAGTGGATGCCTTGAACATAGTCGCAATAGGAATGATGTCAGGGAACTCATCGAGGTTAGGCACTCGTCTGAAGTCCTCAACAATGGCATACTTAGATTCTTTTCTAACACTGTTTGGCATATCAACTAATTCTCTCTTCACTTTGGCAACTAATAAACTGTGTTCACTGTCAGCACCCACAACATAGAAGGGGTTGTGGAACGCTCTCTGCACTGCTTGTTTCTTCTCTTCTTTAATTTTATCCGCTAGCTCGTATTTGTCAAGTAATTTTTTACATATATCTCTATCTAAAATGTAGTTAGGTGTACTAGGACTTTCCCCTAGATATGAACGTATCAATGCATGAGCCATCTCAGGTGTTACTCCGTATATATCTTTAGAGTCATTACCGAAAGAGGATGCGTAATTGCTTATCGCACTATCCCAAGTGTCACACAACGGTGACATGACTTTCTCAACGCTTGGCACAACATTGTTCTTCTTCAACGAACCCATCAGCGTAGGTAGCTTTACGCTATGTAGTGTTTCACGGTCTGCTGAATCACTGCCTCGCTCCTTCTGATAGAATGGGCTACGATAGTTATACAGCACACCTGATGAGTCTTTCTCTGCCCACACTTTGCACACAGGTAGTCCGTTAGGATATGCCATGTAATACTCATTTCTTTTAACACCATCCCACCTACTTGCAACTTCAACTACACGAAATACTTTTAAGCCATACTTGAAAGATACTTCTCTCACCAGAGGGAAGGCTTCATCTTCCATTAGGAGTTTCTCTCCTGACTCCATACCATCAAACATATATCTACTCATCATACTTCTCCTTAGTATTGTTCAACTTCTTTACCATCAACTGTTATAGTTACACCCCAATCACTCGCTGGGTAACGCTTACCCATTTCATAGTCTATGGGTTTCATAACCGAAGGATTGTTACGGAAGATTTCCTTGTTCAGTTTGCGTCGCATAGCATCATAGACAGACTCTAGGTTTAGAGGATTAGAACTGTAATAGTTATTCGTGGACTCGTGATAACAAACTCTGCGTCTCACATTCATGACATCGTGAGCGATGCAATACAACATAGCTGAATCCAATGGTGCGGTAGACAATCTACTCTGAGCTTCACTGTGTAAGTTATTAGTATCAATACTCATACCCCATCCATCATTATTCTTAGTAATATCCAACTCTTTTACTAAGTCGTGTGCCATAGCTATGAAGTCCTCAGACCTCATCGACTTCATCATCACATCAGAGACCTTGTAGAAGTCCACATATTGTTTAAGAAAGTCTTTAGCCACCTTACGCATAACACGCTGACCTGTTACTTGGTAGGGAGTGAGAGCTTGCATTGTGTCGCAGTCAAGTCGCATACCTTTGTAAATTGGGTGGAATACATTACTTCTTGTGGCGGTATATACCATCCCACCATGTCGTGAACTTCTAAAAAAGTAACCATGAGCCCACCCTGACATAATGGTATTGTCGCCCTGACCATAATAACTAGCGGTAAACTCAAACGAGTTATCAGGTCTGATGATGCCAATCTCTCGTGGATGATTCTCATACCTAACATACTTCATAGGGTCGGTATCATCTCGCCAAGCTATGTCGTGATAGTTTTTAATCCCCTGAGCCTCTGCATTTATATACTCTTCCTTCGTGACTGCAAACTCTTTCCCACCATACCCATAGGTGATTCTGTAAATCGTATCGTCACCTTCTTTGTCCACATAGAAACACTTGGTGTTATGCACCCTGTAACCTATCGGAAAACGATTCGTTGAGCCACGATACGGCTTAACCGTTTTAGTAATTTCGGTCAATCTTTTGTAGTTAATGTATTGCATATACTTCTCCTTAGTCTTTGTTGTAAATAACTTTCTTACCTGTTGGCACAGTCAAGTCACGGTTCATGGTAATCATCCATAAGGTTGGTGCTTGAATATTCCACACGATGTCATGCTCCACATAACCATCGGTAAAGACCACCACACATTCAGCGTTTATCTTTTCCTTATTTATGTGTTCACCTACACATGAAACGTAAGTTCCACCACCGCCCAATGGTTTCAAAAGCGATGCGATGTTCTGATACTCATCTTGCTCAAACACCTGTTCACCATGCACTTGCGTATCCCACCACAAAACACGAACCTTTTCAGGTTGGGCTATCTCACAGATAGATACCAGTTCTGAGGCAAACTCGGTAAGTTCCTTCGTTCCAATAGAACCGCTAGTGTCAATAGCAACTACCACCTCACCAATCGTTTCATTCTCTACACTTGGTAGATACATGTCATTAGCCAACTGTCTGCGATTCATACGTCGCCAAGTAAACTCATCCTTACCTCTGACTGATGAGGTAATAAACTCACGCAACTCTTCTCGCCAGTCAATCTTGGGAGCTAACATGTCTGCAATACTTCTCGGCAACTTCGCACCCATACGACCAGCAAGGATGCCACCCTCACGCAAAGCCTTGTCAATCTTGTCGTTCAACTCCTTAGCCTCTTCAGCAGTGAGTTCCTTACCTGAGATGTCATGCTCATCAAAGCCATCACCGCTCATGTCATACTCTTTACCATTGGCTTTGATTTTGTTTTCACCCCCCTGTGAATCACTAGGTTGCGAGCCATCGCCCTGTGAATCTCCTTGCTCATCACACTCCTCTGAACCCCCTTTGGTAGGTTTTTGTCGTTGAGGATTCTCCTTGCGGATATGGTTGTAGACCTCACGCATAGACCAATTGCGGAAGAACACATCATGTAATGCACCATCGGGCAACTCAACGATACGCTCACTGCTACCTGATACTTTGCCTTCAATACAGAAGATGATGTCGTTCACTACAAAATCCGCCGCCATGTTTGCGACCTTCCTATCTTCCTTGAACATGTCCTTGCCACGCTGAATTTGTTTCAACGCAACATGAAGATTCTCATGGAGAATAAGACCACGCAACTTCGCCTCGGACTTGTATTCTGCGATGTATTGCTTGCAATACTTCTTATTGACACCATCGGTGTATGCCGTAAAAGAACCATCAACGACTACACTCTCTCCCATCAACATCACGCCTGAATACAGAGCAGTCTCAGGGTGTTTCATGAGAGCGATGTGAGCCTTCTTGACTCTCGTCTCTTGTCTGTCTTTAACTTCTAACATAGTGTTTCACCTTTCAATGAATAGTTATTTAGAACAACTCGTGGTTATTGATAGCCCAATCAGCAATCTCTTTGTTGTTGCGAGCCAATCTGATTGACTTCGGACTACGCATCATCATCGTGAAGAAGACCGCTTGCACCTCGGAACTTGGTAATCGTTTCACGAACACCATGAACTTGGACAACTCGTCTTGTGTCTCCAATGAATCTACTGCTTGGAACATAATCATCAACTGAGCAGATATATCTGTCGGAACATCAATCGTGTCAGGTTTCTTGATGATGTCCTTCACATCAGCTAGGGATTTCTCTAGGGACAAAAACGCAGACATATCACCAGCCGCCGAGTGTCCAATCGTGCCAGCTAAGCCACACATAGTTGAGTTCTCACCAAGGACATCACGGTTCTTCACAATCACATCACACTTCGCAAGTGAGCGAGGGGACACGAACGATAAGCTACTCATGTTCGGTTTGAAGATATACGGATTGTCTTCTTGGTTTCCATCAATGTAAGATGCCAATGACCGAGGGAACATCGTCACCCATGCACGGATAACACGAGAGACACCATTAGCCGATGCCCACTCTAGCCACTCGTTTACGCTAGGTTTCGCCATGCGGACAATACATACACGATTACCAGCGTGAGCTAACATATTGTCACCCACACCATCGCTTGCATTGTTGCTAGTGCCGAACACGATTGAACCCTTTGGCAGAGGAGAGTCACCGACCATACGTTCTAACATCAAGCGAGTAAAGATTACTTGCAAGAGCTTGGGGGACTTCATGAACTCATCGAGTAAGATAACCTTAGGCTTTGGTGAGCTTAGTTTGAACAGGTCAGCGACATAGTATTGCAAGGTCTTGGTCTCATGGTTGGGAATAACCATGCCGATGTCTTGCATGTCTTTTACAGGACAGTCCACATAGATGTAGTCATATCCCTCGCCCAAATCCTCACGCATCATAGATAATAGTGAGGTCTTACCACACCCAGGCTCACTCTGTATGATTGGTGTGAGTTCTGAACCTACTAGGGGAACGAAGGTTCTAAGTTCCTTGATAGACATTGTGTTTACGAAATTTACTTTACTCATGATTTACTTCTCCTTGTTTACGATTTCATCACCTGATGAACTCTTAGTTGAAACTACCGAATGAACTGAACTTACCGAGGATTGAATCCACATCCTCTTTGACTGCATGGCGAAT